GTACGAGACGACCGGCAACCCCAACATCAGCCCCGAACTGACGCCTGCCGTGCGGCAGGTGCTGTCGGGCATCTATGAGATGACCATACCGGACATGGGCGAGTTGATGCTGACCGAGTTCAAGACGGAGTTGCCGGATCTCACACGTAAGGCGGGCGAGTACGCCAGTTACTGGGATCGCCTCGTCGCGGAGTTCCTGGGGCAGTTCGGCGCGCAACGGATCGTGGGTATCGTGGAGGCCACCCGGGATCAGATCGTGCGTATTCTGACGACCGGGTATCAGGAGCGCCAGACCCAGCCCCAGATGGCGCAGCGCATCCGCGACAGCGCGGAGGAGCTGTCCATCCACCGGGCCAGTGTGATTACACGCACCGAGTCGCACTCCTCGGCCATGTTCGCCAGTGAGCAGGTGGCGAAACAGTCGCGTAGGCCCTTGCTCAAGGTGTGGAACGCGGTCAACGACACCCGCACCCGTAACCTGGTCGAAGATACCTTCGAGCATCGCGGGATGGATCAGGTGGCCGTGCCGATGGACCAGATGTTCAAGGTGCCTAAGAACGACGGTACGTTCGAGGCGCTACAGTTTCCCGGCGACCCCCGCGGCAGCGCAGGTAACGTGATAAATTGTCGGTGCGCGATGACCTACAAGAAAAGTGATTGACTCACGTTGCACGTAACAGTTAAAGTGCAACCCCGGAGATAAATTATGGCCCTGTCAGCGACCCAACGCTCCCAAAGTTATCGCGCAAGGATGCGCGACCTGGGCTACAAGGAAGTGCGCAACCTATGGATCAAACCTGAACATGAAGACCAGATCAGAGCCTTCGCAGCGAGCCTCCATGCCAACACCAGCAGTCAAGAAGTACGCCGCTCTGGCGAATAAGATGGCGCAGCCCTACCGCCCGGTGCAGGTGTACAGCCGGGAGTGGGTGGAAGACAAAACACTGGTCGAAGGGGGCACGTATCGCACCACGCCCGCATTCGAGGGCACCTTGCTAATGCTGGGTGTCGATTACCAGATGGAGGGGGAGATTGCGGCACAGTTTCCGGTGGGCGTCGTGGAAAGCCCAGACGGGTATTTACACTCGGTGCCTATCGAAAATATCCAATTCATCGGGCCGACCGATAACACTACCCTGCGCCGGGCCTGACCCGGCAAGTTTGCCTACCTGTAAATTTCGCATATACTCTGGGGTGAATTCTCACTACCGGGTAGTTCTATGGATGTTGCGTACCGCGCCACACCGTTCGAGATAAAGGCAGAGGAAGACGGCACCTTCGAGGGCTACGCCTCTGTGTTCAGCGAAGTCGACAACGGCATGGACATGGTAATGCCCGGCGCATTTACGCAGACGTTGCGCGAGCGCACGCCGAAAATGCTGTGGCAACACGACACCGACAAGATCATCGGTAAGTACGATGTCGTGGCCGAGGATTCCAAGGGCCTGTTCGTCAAGGGCCGAATCATTCAAGCGGTGACGCAAGGCAAAGAGGCGCTCACCTTGTTGCGTGAAGGCGCCCTGGATCAGATGTCCATCGGCTTTCGCACCATCAAGGACAACTTTCTGGACAACGGCGTACGCCAGTTGACCGAAGTGAAACTCTATGAAATTTCCCTTGTCACCTTCGCCATGCTGGAATCGGCGCAGGTGACAGGCATCAAGGCGCGACCCACTGTACGTGACTTTGAGCGTTTCCTGCGGGATGCAGGTTATTCAAGGAAGCAGGCAGTTGCCATCGCAAATCATGGCTACAGCGCCATTATCAATGAACCGCGAGATGCGGATACGGGCAGCCAGGGTGCAGAATCGGTCCTGGCAAGTTTGAAACGATTGAAGGAGACAATACATGCCTGATCTGAGCATGAAAGAACTCGCGGAAGCTATCGACGGTGTTAACCGTGGGTTCGAGGAATTCAAAACGGAGCAGTCGGCTGCGATCGCGGAACTGAAAACCAGTGCCACGGTGGACCCACTGCTGGAACAGAAACTCAACAGCCTGGACGAAGCGATCGAAGAACACCAGCAAAAGCTGGATGACTTCTTCCTGAAGCAGCGTGCCCGCGAAAAGGCGATGGCTGACGTTAACGGCCAGGAAGCTGATCTGGACAAGAAAGCGTTTGACTTCGCCAGTATGGCGGCCCGCAAGCGCGGCGAGCGTTTCAGCGGCGACTTCAAGCATGAAGACCTGCAAGAGTACCAGCGGGTGTTCGACCGTATGCTGCGCAAGGGTGACGAACTCGGCCTGACCATCGAGGAGCGTAAGGCCCTGAGCGTAGGCTCCGATGTCGACGGTGGCTATCTGGTCGCTCCCGACACCTCGGGCCGCGTGGTGCAGAAGCTGTACGAAACCAGCCCGATGCGGGCCTACGCCAGTGTGCAGACCATCGGCACCGACGCCCTGGAAGGTCTGTATGACCTGGACGAAGCCGGTGCAGGCTGGGTCGGTGAAACCGCCACCCGCTCCGAGACAGATACGCCTGAACTGCAAGCATGGCGTATCCCGGTCATGGAGATGTACGCCAAGCCGAAGGCAACCCAAAAGTTGCTAGACGACGCCGAGATCAACGTGGAAAACTGGCTGGCCGACAAGGTGGCCGACAAGTTTGCCCGTACCGAGTCCACGGCGTTCATCACCGGCACCGGCGTACTGCAACCCCGCGGCATCCTGACCTACGACGACGGCACCACCAACCCGGGTCAAATCAATCAGGTTGATACCGGCGTATCTGGTGGCTTCGCAGCCGACCCGAACGGCCCGGACGCCCTGTATGACGCGATCTACGGTCTGAAGGCGCCTTACCTGGCCAACGCGAACTTCTTCATGAATCGAGGTACTCGGAAGCTGGTGCGGAAGATGCAGGACAGCGACGGCAACTTCATGTGGGAACCCTCGGTCCAGGCCGGTCAGCCTTCCATGCTGGCAGGTTACGGCGTCGCGGCGTTCGAGGACATGCCGGCAGCGGCCGCCAACAGCTTGTCTGTTGCGTTCGGTGACATGCGCGAGGCATACCAGATCGTGGATCGGATCGGCATCCGGGTTCTGCGCGACCCCTACTCGGCCAAACCTTACGTGGAGTTCTACACCACGAAGCGGGTCGGCGGGGCCGTACTGAACTTCGAGGCGATCATCCTCATCAAGTTCAGCACCTAAACGTAAGCCAGTATTGAGATAGGAGAAGCAACATGCGTGATATGAAAAGCAATCTGGCTACGGCAGCGGCGCAGGTACTGCGACCGGCATCACCGTCAAGATTCAGGAGTCGGACACGACCGCTGATGCGGATTTCACCGATTATGGTACGGCGACGCTGACCATTACCGCTGATGCCGAAGACGACGATGCCATCGGCATCCTGGGCTATACCGGCACCAAGCGGTATGTCCGGGTTCATGCGGTGGGCACGACTGCGACCGACGCGACCATCGCGGCACAATGGGTGTTGAGCAACGCTGACTACACCCCGGCTGGCCGTGCTGACGCTGAGATCGCTGCAACCTGATAACCCTGGCGTAAGCCAGTGGCAAGCCCGAACGCCGCCTCCGGGCGGCGTTCTTTTTTTCAGCGGGAGGACTTATGCAAGCAGTAGTGACAGCCAGCAACTATCGGTATGCGTTCGATGGTGTGCGCGTGGTCAGCTTCAACAAGGGTGAAGTCATCCTCGATCCTGAAGCGGCGGCTACCGCGGTGAAGGATGGCGCGGCTGAACCGGTGAATGTTGAAGTGACCACCCAAATGGCCACGCCGGTGGAAGACGAACCCGTGCAGGCACCGGAAACCAAGATCGCAGATCCGGTGATCGAAACCAGCAAGCCCCGTCGCGCCCGTAGGTCGCGCACCCAGTGAGTTTTCGTCAGCCCATACCGCTGACCCAGTTTCGCGGACATACCATCACGTCGGCGCCGAGCGTTGAGCCGGTGTCGGGCACAGAGTTGCGGGCGTTTGCCCGGCTGGATGACGACGTGGACAACGGTGAGTTGCGCGACTTCATCACTCGTGCCCGACAGTTCATAGAGGACACCATCGGTGTCGCCATGCTCAAGCAATCGTGGACGCTGACCTTGGAC